CCTTCATTATGCGGTGACCGCAATATTTTCGTAGTCTATGAACTGGACGAAGATCGTCGATTTTACACTGAAGCTTGAGGAACTTCGGGAAGTCGCGAACGATCCTGTCCTCTTGAACCGGAACGATTAAAGCATCATCCGTTGTTTTATTACTGATCACCTCATCCCACCAAGCGGGATCGCATGGTCTGTCCTGGTATCCTCGGCCATTGACTTGCGAATCATCCACACCCTTGGGATCCCATATGCGAATCAATTTGTTGCCGTCTGATTCCCAAAGATCCTCGTATCTTGCGCGCTGAATCTCAGAGCTACGCAATCCCAGTCCATATGCCAGTGCATAAGCTAGGTACATTTCTGGGTCCAACACTTTTAAGTGCTTACACTTCTCCTCGATCCTCTGCCGTTCCCTCTCGTCGGGCATGAAGGGTTTGACCTTGAGTGAATCCAACTGCAATGCGATCCAGTTTGCGAAGAACGAGGTATCGATTCCGCATCTGTCTTTGTAATAACGAATCCATCCTTTTGAGAATATGCTCCGTGCCATTCGGACATCCGAAAGTTTTCGCTCGTACTGGGCGTAATGTTCGCAGATGGGTTGACCATCTACCTTCTTGGCAAAGTAGCGTATATCGTTCTTGGCAGGGTCGATATTGTACTTGGAGAGAATACGAGTCATGCACACAACATTCTTACGTTTAGTATTGTCGCTCGCCTGTTTGCCAGTTGCCAGTCTATTAAACTCGTATGTCTTAAATAATGACTCAATCAACGGGGTAGTTTTCTCAATCCGTTGATTGATTATTTCGAGTAGTGCAGGTTGAACTTTTTCGATAGCCTCATTGGGGCAAGAGGTTTCTAGAGATTTACGAATCCGTTCCTTATCTAAGATAAATTCCATAACTTGGGTAGATCCTTTTTTTCCGTGCCGAGGCTTAATTTCGACACGCATGGGGTTAGTGTTGCTTCGATCAACCTTACCACCGTTTTGTTCAGCACGAAGTATAATCTTCGACTCTTTTTGTAACGACTGTTTTTTGCTCATAGTTCTTGGGTTTTAGCACACGACTTATTAATAGAATCGGTCAATTGATTAAGAGTCTTCTGCTCTACCAACTGAGCTACGCCGGCCCATAAGAAGTGTGCCAAGCATATTCATAGGAATTTCCTTAAAGAATTCAAGGTTATTCTGTCGGGTGTTGCTCATACTTGACGCAACAAGATAGGACAATTACATAATCGTCAAGGGTTTTCTCAAAAAAGTTTAAGTCACAAAAAAAAGCGGAGGTTTTACCCCCCGCTTTCATGCCGTCCCCGGCATATCACACAAGACAATGAATCTTGTGCTAATAAACTATTTCGTATTCTTTATTTTGTCAAGCCCTCCAAGATATCGCCAGTAGATTAAGTCAAGTGGCGTGCCTTGTAGCATTGCTCCCTTGTACTTGCCGTCCCCCACTATGGCAGATATATCAGATCCCGCACGATCAAAGAAAGCAGTGGGAGGAGCAAGTGTATCAATGAATGCTTTACCTACACCTCTTCTCTTTGCGTTGTAAAAGGTGTACCTATTTATACCTATAAGTTTCCAAAGATTATTCTCGATCAACTCATCTCTCTTGATGGGTCTTCCATATATAACATCCTTGATGACATCGGTTCCGGCATTGGCAGCGGCAAACAAGGCTGCGATTTGCACCAGGTCTTTTGTACCTTTGGCAGCAAGCCTTGCTCCCTTTTCCTGCTTGGATTTACTCCCTTCAGCGCGACCTGCCATATATAGCTTTCCGCCTGCTTGAATATTATCTACCCCTGCCGTGCGGAATGCGTCAATCTGTTTAATGGTAAAAGTTTTGAGCATATACATAATCCGCAAGTTCGGATACTTCATGTAATTTGCAGGCACTTCGGATGCCGTGGCCGGAGCGACATCGAGAAGTTTATGAAAGACTAACTCAGTAACCTCTGCGGGTGGCTCCTTGTTGGTTGGTGCGTTTGATCTTACTGCTTTGATAACCTTGTCAGTCCGATCACCAAAATACGGAAGCAATTCTTCTCGAAGCTTTTGAGATCCACCTTCGCTTTGTGCAAGCTTATGGTACTTCCTCCAAGCGGCATTCATGTATGCGTTCTTGGCAAAGAGATCGAGTTGTTTGAGTCCAGTCTTACGGAATAAATTATCAAGCAATCCACTAAGTTTATCACTGTTGCCCATGTTCTCGAATTCTCGTTGGCTCAATCCTGTCAGTTCTGCAAAGTTGAACATGTCCTTACGGTTGAACAAGGTTTTGAAGTGGTTACCAAAACCATTAAAGTGAATGCTGAAAACTTGATCTGCAAGCTGCGTGATTGCTGAACCAAAATTGGTCATCACTTGCAAGTAACCTAAGTTCTTCAACCCCCTTATAGTGTAACCTTCAGTGCCACCCGCAAACCTGGACTGTATTATTTTCCTTAGTTTCTCGACATCTTCCTGTCCAAACTTCGTACCCTTGAGTAAGTCCTTGGCAAGTGCATCGGCAAGTGATTCATCAACTTTAGCACGCATCCCAATATCCGAGTCTATTGTATCTTGGAAACCTTCACCTTGAATGCCCTGCCCTTTTGAGGGTTTTACAATACCAATAAACTTCTTTCTCTCGACCGCATCAACCGTTCCTCTGATGTAAGACTCAAGTGCATCTTCGGGTGACTCATACGCTTTGCGGATTTTATTAAGGGTCTTCTTATCAAATATACTTCTTGGCTTAAAGTTTGAAGGTATGGTCCCGGTAACTGGGTATCCACGGATTACCCTACTCGTCACTTCGGCCAACTCTTCGGGTGTGAGGTCATCTCTACTAACCTTATTCTTAGCAGCAAACTCATCAATGGCTTTGTCTATTTCATTTGTGGCTGCCCTTAACTCAGGATCATTGTCCATAAATTCCCGAAGCTCTTTGTAGTCTCTAACCTTACGAGGGAAATAGTCTTCAATATACCCAACATCAAACCCACCTTCTTCGCGAGCATAAGAACGAATCTCATCCAAGGTCTCTCTCATCTGCTTCAACTCTAGCTTGATATCTTGACTAACTTTCTGTGGTAAATTTAATTCGTCAATCAAGATAACCATTCCATTAAAGTCACCTTCTAGTAGCAAATCATCAAACTCTCCCCTTGCTTGTGGTTTACCCTTCAACGCATTGCTCATAGATTTCATAAAAGGCATTGCACCTTTCATAAGAGCAGCGGTTTTCCTACCTGTGCGCAGATCGTAATCACGAAAATGACGGGTAAAATTGGTCCCTAATTTCTTGTCTAGGTTTTTGATCTGCCTAGAGATTGGTGTTAACACGTTAGATGTTATACTTTTCACGTCTTTAAACACTTTGCTCCACCATGCCTTCGGCGCAAAATCTCGACTTGCTGCATTGGCCACCCTTTGGGATTTCATGGCGGTAGGTTCAACGGATTGCGGATCTCGCTTGGCTTGGCTATTGAGTTTCTTAAATTTCTTTGTCTTAAGGAATTTCTTGAGCGACTTTCCCTTGATTCCTACAGCGGCCAACAAGAATGCTAGTGGACCAGGCACTCCCGCCATTGCCATTTGCTCACCGTCTTCTTCATCGGCAAACATTGCATACCCTGCTGCACCACTTGCTCCTACACCCATTGCGATATTGAAATACTTCTCGTAGTTTGGTCCGAGTTTATCTTCTGCCATCCGCTCCGACTTGGTCATAGGGTCGGCTTGCTTCATTGGTTGATCCCCAGACTGTATGTCTTGCCTGTTAGGTGGCATCTGTCTACCCTGCATTTCTGCCTCTAGGTCATCTAGGAGAAGATTGTTACGCCTCAGTATGCGTTGCTTCTCGGCATTGAGTTTCTTGCGCTGATTACTCGCACCCTTGTTCTTGCCGTGCTTGTGATCAAGCATGGCAATGCTCTGTTGGATTTCTCGGAGTGCCACATTGTCACCAACTTGTTGTGTGCCAAGATCGACCTCCCTCATGAGCGGGGTAAAGATCTCTTCGTCCTGCGCAAGTTGTGCATCAAAAGTTTTTTGCAAGTCGGACATTTGTTTTACCGTGCCAATCTCTCTTGCTTGCCTTTGCCCCTCTTCAGTTTGCCTCATCATGCCCGAAACAAGAGCGTCACCTTGTGCGGCTTGATCATCCGTTGCCCGTTGTATATCCGACATCACTCTTGTTGAGTCAGGCATGGTGGGTTGATCAAGTGATGGTTCTCCAAGAATACTTTGCTTGGGAGTTGGCGTGCCAAACGACTCCAATGCGCCACGGCTCATCGTTGGAGCAGTAAGTGATGGACCAGTAAGTGACGGTTCTCCTGTCGCAATCTCCTTAATCATGCCCTCAGACTCATCGAGCAACTTGTTCTCCATAGCTTGGATGGATTCCTCTGCCGCTTCCTTGGGTGATTTCTTAGCCAAGGCATCAACGTCCATGACATTAAGTAATGGAGTGCCTACTGACAGGTTCTGTATGCCTCCAGCTTCCTTAATGTTTTCTTCGTGTTTACTAAGAAGCTCTGGTCTGGTCATTCCTTCCTCCGCACCTTCGACTAAGTTCTTGCCTAACCACTTTGCTTCTAATGCACCGAGTCCGCCACCAAATGTACCACCAAATAAGACGGTGGTTGCAATTTCTTCTCTTGTTGGGGCGCGTCCCTCGTCTATATAAGTTCGGGCAAGCATTTCCCCAGTAGCCAAACCCGCACCTTCTGCTGTACGAATTGCCGTCCTGGTAACTCCGCCAATATTTTTTAGTGATTTAATGCCTGTAACTGATGGGATTCCACCAAGCGCTGCTGATGCCACAAACTCACCTCCACCAAAGTCCTCTTGGAATCCACGCTCGATTCGGTAGTTTTGTGACCATGCGTTGCCAAGCGCAGAACCTGCGGCCCCACCAACTATTGTTCCTTTGGGGCCTGCGAATGAACCAAGGAATGCTCCCACTATTGCGGGTACGATTTCACTGCCGATAATTATGGTCGTATCTATAAAGTCGGGTTCTCGCGCGGGTAGTCTCATCCCGCGCATTCTGTAACGTTTCGTTGCTTCCCAATCTACGGTAACCTCTTCTTTAGATTCCTCTCCCTGTTTTTGGCGCAAGAGTTTAGTTGCTTCCCAATCTACCGTAACGGGTGCGGGTGTAGGAGTGGGTGTAGGAAGCGTATCTGCAATTACAGTTGGCGTGCTTTCCTCTAGCGGAATCTCGCTTTCAGTCGGAACGGAAAGCACTCTTTCTTCTTTAGTACGTTGAGCAACGGATCTTAGTCGGTTCAAATGTGGATCGGCAGGCAAGAATCGTTGGCCAGACTGATTAGCTATTTCTAAATCCAACTGTTGCTTCGCGTCACGCAACCTCCTTTCTGAGTCTGCTACTAAAAGCTCATCCCCGTTCAATTCATAATTGCGATGCATTTCGAGCAAGGAGTCATACTCCTCTTGCAGAGCTTGCAGTCTTGTTGTGGATGTGTCTAGGCTCATGGTGTGCCAAATGCCATTCCCTTTGAAGCGTGAGTCATATCATTTATGTATTTTTGATTTCGTTCTTCCTCCAGTCTTTTTCGTTCCAGTGCCTTTGTCCGCAGATCAAACTCCTCTTGTTGCGCCCTGTCCTCCGCAGCAGTTACGGTTCTTGTAGACTTTGTTCCATCCGGGTTAGTAACAACTTGCTCCACGAGTTCTTGATCTGAAATACTATTATTTTCTGCAATTGCTCTTATTAGTCTATTAATATTACTTCTGTCATACTCCGTGAGATCCTCAAGGTACTCTTCATTGATTTTAAATCCTTGATTAGGAAGGTCAGGAACCAATACATCGGATATCTTCAATACTTTTTCATCGTCATCCTTTGCAGAAGTTTCAATATCTCTTAGTCTTGCTACCTTTGCATCACTATCCTTTAGAGCTTTATCAATATCAACATTTCCTGGAATAGATGTATCAACATTACTACTGCCTGTAGGCAACCTGTCTATAGGCAACCTGTCCGTGTATAAACGCCTAGACCTTTCTCCTAGTATACTTTCTTCATCTGACCTCTTTTGATACGCTGCTCTTTGTGATGGTGAATACGCAGCACGGACCCCATCGGCATCTTTAAATTGTAATTCTCTCTGCCTTCTTTCTTCTGGTCGCAATACAAGATCCTTAATGGATTCGGTTATTCCTTTTTTTGCTAATTCCCTTCGTGGTCCCGCAAGGCTTTTTAGATCCGCGATGCTGTTTTCTATCTGTAGGAACAGTAGTGCTTTTTTCTTCGGATCAGCTTCTCTTTTAAATTTAACCGCAAGGTCACTTAATTCAGATTGGTTGTTAGCTAGATTAACACGGGAATCTTTCAAAGCCTCCGATAACCCAAGGTTATGCCTACCCATCTCGTTCTGAATAACCCGCGATTCATCTTGTAGTTTTTTGCTACGCAACACTTCTCCCCTTGCAAGCTTACCTGCGTATCCTTCGAGTTGTGCCATACTCATGTCACCTTTTACGAACTTTTCACGCTCAGTAAAATCCTTCTTGTCTTGCACCTCATCTCCGCTCATCCCGATTTGGCTGAGTGCTTCGGGGTTTTGCTCATAGTATGCCTCGATCTCCCCAGTAAGCTTTGCTCGCTTCTGCTTATTAAGCCCATACTCCTTGATCATCCCCCCGATTTGTCCACCGAGATTTGCATACATCGCACCCTGCGCTCTTCCTGCCTCCATGATTGGCCGAGTATCGACCCGTGCTAGTGCTGATCCGTAATTTCCTCTAAAGAATGGTGTAGCCATGATTATTTTCCTCCGATCTTCGAGTCCATCCACAAACGGATTCGTGCTTTTAAGCGTGGTTTATTCGAGATGAATTTTGCAAAGCGTTCACCGTACTTTATGTACAGCTTATCAAACCATCTTGGTGCTTCAGTATTTAACCAATTGCGGAATAGTAACCATGCCGGATTATGCACTCCGTAGACTTCGCGTGCTACCCAACATTTTTTAATAGCAGCACCCAATCCTGCACCTCCAATACTTCCAATCGCATTATATATCCCTGCCTGCCTTGTTGCATCAGCGGCAACTCCGGCATTATACATGTTGGCGGCATTAGTTGCTTGCGTTTGTATGTACCCTAAACCTGCTTCCGGGTTCAAGTATTGCGGTCCACTTTGCAATCCGTAACCTGCTTGTCCGAATACGGACTGTCCTTGTTGCAATGCGGTTCCTCCTCCTCTGCCCAGTATGGCCTGGAATGGATCGAGTTGGTCTTGGTTTTCGATTTGGGAAATCCTAGAAGCGGCATCGAGGTAACCGAGTAATCCTTGTTGGCGGAGTGATTCTCGTAGTCTCTCAGCATCCATTTTTGTACCGACATTAAACTGGTCTGCACCCATTGCACGTGTATCATCTGCTGTTTGAATTCCCGCTTCTTGTCCAAGTACGGATTGTGCAAACCCACGGTTTTGCATCTTTCGTTGGTTGTCTTCGAGGACACGAGCTTCCGCTTCTGCGATTGCACCCGATTGGTCAAAGGTTCTACCCATCATCGTGGACCTTGCCCTAGCAGCTTCTGCAATCTGACGCTCCTCACGGTCAGTCAGTCCCTGACCGAGTGCTTCGTTTGCTTGTAGCATTAGGTTTTGTCTAAGTGGATCTGCTTGGACTCCTTGCGACTGGACTTGTGCGGGGTCAGATATCCCAACGTCTTTGAGTAGGTTGTCCTTTTGCTCCTCGATTAAATCCTTTGCACCAGACATGGCACTCTGCGTACCAGGCTTATAGTCCTCCATGATTCCTTGGTACAGACCAGATAAACGCGAGACATCCTGCAAGTCAGCTTCGCGTTGACGCGATAGACTACCCCGTTGGATGTCTTCGGCCATTGTGGAAAGACCCTTGAACTCAACATTGCCCTCGGCATCCGTTCGGAACCCTGCTTGATCTTTGCTTTGTGTGGCTTGAACAAAATTATCACCAACCTCTTCTGCGAGTCCGGCATCTACATCCTCTTGGGTTGCTGTGCGGGTTTCGTATTGCGTCATCTCGCGAGTATCGCCAAGCAGGTCAATCATACCGTCACCTAATCGACTCGCGTCAACAGTGCCTGTTTGTCCTGCCTTACTGATGTCCGTGATTATATTACCATCTGCGTCTTCTGCGAAAACAGGTTCTTGAGTGGCTGGGCCTGCTTCTGTTGAGACATCAAAGGTCTGATCTGCAAAATCGTTTTGCATTCTCTTCTCTTCGTCAACGGGTCGGCTCATACCCGAATGATTCCTTGTTTCTAATATTTGCCTAGTTTCAGGATGTCGCGCCGTAATGGTATATTGACTGTTTTGTCCTGGTTGCCCCTTCACGGTCATTTGGGACTCAATAATTGCAGGCCGCTGAGTAGTTGTCGCTTCACCTGGCACATCTCGTTGTCCAATAACTAACCTGCCTTGCTCATCGTAGGTTCCTGTTGCACTCTTGGACTCTCCGCCCAGTAGTGTTTGACGTAAAATATCTGTGTCCGCTTGTGCGGTTTTCTTTCGGATACTTTCCTCTAAAGGCAGCAAGCTTTCCAAGCTTCCGACGTCTGCGAAGTCTCCTGTTCCTTTGAGGAATTCTGCTTGTGCTTTTAAAGCTTCAGAAAGGCCCTCGCCATAACTTGGTTGATCCGGCTGACTAATATTTGTGCTTCCCATTTTTATTTCCTCCGATTAATTCGATCTAAACTGTACCATTTTAAAGGTTTTTTTTTAGATACCTCATCCATCCCACGAAAGACAATGGATAGGGTACGCGACTAATAAATTCTGACATCATGCCATCCCCAATTGCGGTTCTGACATACCATGAATCCGCATCGGTTACAGACCATTGGTCATCTGGATGTTTATCGGAATCTGCTTTTACTGGTTTAAAAAGCAATAATGACTTAGGGGTAATAAACACATATCCAAAAGCTGAGTACGCAGAAATATCCTTGAACATATCAAGACCAATTTCGTCATAGAATTCTTTGGCTTTAGCTAGAATGTTCATGTTGATATTGTTGCTCCCAATGCTACTACTTTCCATGCCGATCCGTCTGAGACTGCAACTGTTGCCGCTCCCGAATTTCCATCCGTGACATAGATCATTTGCCCTGCGGGTGATGCGGATGGTACACCACTCACTGCATAGGATTTGAGTGTCATTATTGTACCGGATATTGTACCACCCGTAACGGCAATGGCACCACTCGCTTGGGTTCCTAGTGTGCCAACTCCTAGTGCTGAACGGGCGGCAGTTGCGTTTGCACTTCCTGTGCCACCATCCGCGACCGCAATGGGTGAAGATAATCCGCTTATGGTCCCGCCCGTAATGTTTACGTTTGATTCGTTAATGGTCACGGTAGGTACTCCGAGTTCGTTTAAATTGGCGGCAGAAATATCATTACCCGTAGCGTACGTAAAACCGCGCGTTACTGTTGCAGAGATAGCCACTATGCAACCTCCGTCCGTATATTGAGTCCATCTGCGATTGCGTCCAAGGAGACGTGACGGAAGGACGGGGTTCCTGCTGTGACATTGATCTCGACTTGCGCACCATACCCCCGTGTGCGTCCCGTACCGAAGCGTAAGAGTGCTTCCTCTGTTGAGTCTGCTGTGTGGCTTAGAACAGTCTCGGACTTGTCGGGATCGAGCGTATTGACTTTGATGTTAAACGCATCGTTGTTTACCGTGTTCACTCCGAGTTGCCCACGTCTCCATCGTTTGACGTTTTGATTGCCTAGCGTGTAGGCACGGGTGACGAGTTTTCCGGCTATCGCGGTCTGTGCTGATTCCGAGGTGGACCCAATCTTGCGTCCACTATCGTCAATAGTATTCTCATCCATGAGATACCACCCTGTGTCGTTG